GCGAGTCAAGGGAGATGACACCCCCATCAGCCCGGGAGAATTTAGAGATGTCGATGTCCCGAGTGGAAGTATTAGGGACAACATCCTGCCCTTACCCTATAAGGAACCGTCACAAGTATTAGCGCAGTTGATGAACCAGATCATTGATGAAGGTCGTCGCTTTGCTAGTGCGGCTGATTTAAAAGTCAGTGATATGTCAAGTCAAGCACCAGTAGGTACAACGCTGGCGATACTAGAGCGCACGCTGAAAATTATGTCAGCGGTTCAAGCGCGTATTCACTACTCAATGCACGAAGAGTTACGACTACTCAAAGGCATCATTCGTGACTACACACCAGAAGAGTATGATTATCAGCCAGAAACAGGTGATCGTCAGATCAAACAGTCAGACTACGACCAAGTAGACGTTATTCCAGTTAGCGATCCAAACGCTGCAACGATGTCGCAAAAGGTTGTGCAGTATCAAGCAGTACTACAACTAGCACAAGGCGCACCACAGTTGTACGACCTACCACTATTACATCGCCAGATGTTAGACGTGTTGGGTATTAAAAACGCACAGAAGCTTGTACCGATGGAAGATGACACGCGCCCGCGTGATCCTATAACAGAGAACGTCAATGTACTAAAAGGTAAACCTGTTAAGGCGTTCTTCTATCAAGACCATCAAGCTCACATCGCTGTACATAGCATGGCAATGCAAGACCCAAAGATTCAAGAAACGCTAGCGCAAAACCCTAACGCGCAAGGCATGATGGCTGCTATGCAAGCGCATATTTCTGAACACTTAGGGTTTGAGTATAGGAAGCAGATGGAACAAACAATGGGCATGCAGTTACCCAACTACGAGGAAGACGACGACATCGTTATTCCGAAAGAGATGGAGAACCAGATTGCTCAGATGGCTGCACAAGCGTCACAGCAACTTCTACAGCAACATAAACAAGAAGCTCAACAGCAGCAAGCACAGCAACAGATGCAAGACCCTGTCATTCAAATGCAGATGCAAGAGTTGGCTATCAAACAGGCCGAACAGAAACGCAAGGCAGACAAAGATGCCGCAGACGTTATGCTCAAAGGCCAGCAGCTTCAGATTGAAAAAGAACGCATTGAGTCACAGAAAGAAATCGCTGGTGCCAATATGGCGATGAAACACATGAACGACAAAGAACGCCTAGACGCGGAGCAAGAAAGGGAAGGCTTCCGTCAAGGTATGGACTTACATAAAGCCCGTATGCAGCAAACCAACCCCAATCGACCTCCCAAAAAAGGTGAATGATGGACAAAGTAATTGAAACAGTCTTGAGAGAGTTGCGTGCCAGACGCGTGCAACTTTCAGAGGCGGCTGCTTCAGGCGCAGCTAAAAACTACGAAGACTATAAATACATGTGTGGTGAGATTCGAGGCCTCACCAACGTGGAGATGTACCTGCTAGACCTCGCAAAAAACATGGAGCAACTTGACGATGAGTGAAATCCTAATCGGCTCAAACCCCGATAGTTTGGATGCAACCGTACTACCCGAAACCGCAGAAGCAAAGGCAACACAACTGCCTAAACCTTCTGGCTGGCACATTTTAGTGGCACTGCCCGAAGCGGAAGAAGCATTTGATAGCGGCCTTATTAAATCTGACGAAACACGTCGGAGAGAAGAAGTGCTTGCTACCGTATTTTTTGTTGTGGGGCTTGGCCCTGATTGCTATACCGACAAGGAACGGTATCCTACTGGCCCGTGGTGTAAGGAAGGCGATTTTATTTTGGCCCGACCAAACTCAGGCACCCGCTTAAAAATCCACGGACGGGAGTTCCGTCTGCTCAATGAAGATTCAGTTGAAGCCGTGGTGGACGATCCACGCGGTATTTCACGAGCCTAGGAGGTATTAAAATGGCAACATTTGACAAGACCGAGTACAAATTTCCTGATGAAATTGACGGTAAAGAAGCCGAAGATTCGTTAGAAATTGAGATTGAAGACGATACACCCGCCGAGGACAGGGGCAGACAGCCTATGCCTCAGGAGATTGTTCAAGAGCTTGAAGATGACGAGCTTGAAGAATATTCTGACAAAGCAAAAGAGCGCCTAAAGCAGTACAAGAAGGTCTGGAACGACGAGCGACGTGCGAAAGACGCAGCTCAACGCGAGCAGCAAGAAGCTATTAATGCGGCTAACCGGATACTTGAAGAAAACCGCCGTCTTAAAGCAACCCTTAAAACGGGCGAAGAAGAGTACCTTTCAACGATGCGGTATGCGGCGGATCGTGATGTAGAGTCCGCAAAAGATAAGTATAAACAGGCGTTAGAATCTTACGATAACGACCTAATACTTGAAGCGCAGCAGGAGTTGACGCAGGCTACGTTAAGGGCGGATAAAGCAAAAAACTTTAGACCTACTTTACAAAATGTAGAAAATGAGGTACAACTGCCGCAAACTCAGGTTCAGCCCCAAAACGCTGCCCCTGATGGCAAATACGCAAACTGGGTGACACGTAACGAGTCATGGTTCCAAAAAGACCCTGAGATGACTCAAGCGGCATTCGGTTTGCATGAAAAGCTAGCTCAACAGTACGGCACACAATATATTGGTACTGATGACTACTATAAGCGCATTGACACAACAATACGCAAACGATTTCCAGAGGCGTTTCAAACCGCGCCAGACGAAGATGATGACTCTGCTGACTCCAAACCTCAGCGTAAGACGAGTACAGTCGTAGCTTCAGCCAAACGTAGCACGGCCCCGAGGCAAATTAAGCTAACCGCGACCCAAGCAGCGCTGGCTAAAAAGTTTAAATTAACCCCGGAGCAATATGCTCGTGAAGTTCTTAAATTGGAGAATAAATAATGGCTGAATCTAAATTGACTCGTGAACTTGAAACTCGTGAGACGCAGATGCGCCCTAAGCAGTGGGCACCTGCGGAGTTGCTACCTGAACCAGATAAGCAACCGGGTTTTAGCTACAGATGGATTCGTGTTTCGACGTTAAACAACGCTGACCCACGTAACCTGTCTGCAAAATTACGTGAGGGTTGGGAACCTGTAAGTATTACAGAACAACCTAAATTTCAACTGCTAATTGATCCGGTTAGTCGCTTCAAGGACAACATCGAGATCGGTGGATTGTTGCTTTGCAAGACCCCCTCGGAATTCGTTGAGCAGCGTACTACGCACTTCAACGATCAGACTCAGGCGCAGACCCTTGCAATCGACAATAGTTTTATGCGTGAGAACGATCCTCGTATGCCTCTGTTCAATGAGCGGAAGTCTTCGACATCGTTTGGTAAAGGTTAATTTAAACTTTTTTTTGGAGTAATCATGGCTTATCCTACTGTATCTGCCCCTTACGGGTACAAGCCAGTAAATCTCATTGGTGGTCAGGTGTACGCCGGTTCGACACGCAACATGTCGATTCAGTACAACTACGCTACTCCGATTTACTTTGGCGATTATGTCACGTTGACAGCTGGCTACGCTACGCTGACTACATACCCTGTGAATTCTACTAACACTACTGTTGGTGTGTTTATGGGTTGCTACTACACAAACCCAACAACTAAACAGCGTCAATTTGCGCAGTACTATCCCGGCAATGTTACATCTGGTGATATCACTGCAATCGTTGCTGACGATCCAGACATCGTAATTCAAACTGCTGTAACTACTACAGCTTCGTCTGGCGTTATTGGTTCGGCTTCGTCATTGCTGGTTGGCTCTAATATGGTTGGTACAACTACTACCGGCTCTGTTTCTACTGGTAATGGTACAGGTGGTGTTGTTGGCGCTTCTGCTGCCGCTGCTTCTAGCGCGGGCTTCCGTGTTCTGAGCTTGGTTCCAGAGTCACAAATCACTAGTACAGCAACATACGTGTCTGGCGGTGCTCCAGCAGCAACTTCGGTTGCTGTTTCTGGCTTAACTGTTGGTCAAGTACTACCTATTGGCACAGACGTGTTTAACTTGGTTAACGGTCAACTACAGTATACCGGTGCAACATTAAGCTCCGCGTCAACTGTTACAACAACCGGAAACACAACTTTAACCGTTTCTGCTATTGCAACGCAGGTTGCAGGTACAGTTGCTTTGGTACAAACACCCGAGGTGCTTGTTAAGACTAACTTCGGTGCACATCGCTATAACATAGCATAAGGAGCATAAATAATGGCTATTTCACGCGCACAACTATTGAAAGAGCTGCTCCCCGGCTTGAACGCTTTGTTCGGTCTGGAGTATGCTCGTTACGGCGAAGAACACAAAGAGATTTACGAAACTGAAACCTCTGAGCGTTCTTTTGAAGAAGAAACTAAACTTTCAGGTTTCAGCGCTGCGCCTGTCAAAAACGAAGGTAGTGCAATTCGTTACGACAACGCACAAGAAGCTTGGACTGCACGATACAACCACGAAACTATTGCTTTGGGTTTCTCGTTGACCGAAGAGGCCATCGAAGACAACTTGTACGACAGCTTGTCTGCTCGTTATACCAAAGCTCTGGCTCGTGCTATGTCGTACACTAAGCAGGTTAAAGCTGCTAACGTCTTGAACAATGGCTTTTCCGCTGCTTACCCCGGTGGTGACGGTGTTGCTTTGTTCTCGTCTGCGCACCCGCTAATCGCTGGTGGCACTAACAGCAACATCCCATCAACTCCTGCTGATTTGAACGAAACTTCGTTGGAAAACGCTGTTATTCAGATCGCTGCTTGGACGGATGAGCGTAGTTTGCTGATCGC